TGAGAAAAAATTAACAAAAAAATTTCTCACTTTGAAAAGTATTTGTATATTTGCAAAGTAATCCGGTTGTGAAACTGAATTCAAAAAAAACACTATCCGAGTGATTTCGGACACAAAACAAAGACAGCCTGAAAACAACATGATGTTATCTTTCAGTTGCGGATTTTAAAAATAAATATTATGCAAGGAATAAGAGTAATTTTTGATTATGGTTTTGGCATATATGGAATTGGAACTTATGCTTACGAACCTAAAACTTGGAAAGTATTAATGTTTATTAAAGGATAAAAATGAAAAAAGATAAACCTCAAAAAAACAAATCCGATAACAATATTGATTTGGATAAGGACGTTAAAGTTGTTCCAATAAACAGAATAACCGAAAAAGAAAAAATAGACTATACAAACTTAGTCTTAACACAAACAAAAAGTTTTTAATTATGGCTGTTTCAAAATTAGAAAACATTAACGGAATTAACTACTTAACTTTTAAGCCAAATGAAGAAATAGGTTTAATGCAAATTCCTGTAATAACAAAAGGAACAAGAGAAGGAACGGGTGCTTGGACTTGGAATGGGAATTTAGAAAAACCAACATTAAGACCAAGCCTTAGAACTTCATACCATAATGGCAAAGAAGAAACAGAAATCCATTATTGGTTAAACGATGGTTTTTGTGAATGTCTATCTGATTGTAAAGATGGTAATTCCGGTAAAAAAATAGAGTTGTTAGAACTCGATTCGTAGAAATTGAAGATAACGCTCCGCTAGTACAGGACGCTAGGGAGTAGGTAAGCCGTTTCACTTCCACCGCAAAACAATGATAACAAATACAAACAAATAACAACCAAAGCCAATTACCCTAGTGTTTTGTACTAGATGTTAGCGGATGTGGCTTCCACTAAACTTCTGGGCGGAGTGATAAAACCCAAAACAATATATTATGAAAAATTTAGTAGCAGGACACACTTACGAGTTGTCAAATTTTGAAAACAAAGACGAAAAAGGTCAAGTATTGCAATTCATTCACAAAGAGCCAATTGAAGAAGGCTCTACAGAATTAAAAACTGTTTCAGACGGAACGACAAATGAAGAAGTTTTAGAAGCCTTAATTAATAGAATGAATTTTTTAAACGGGAAGTTTCCTTGTAGAGAAAATTCAATTGTAATTACACATTTGGAAACAGCTTTGTTATGGCTAGAAAAACGAACTAATGACAGAATTAAGCGAAATGTAGAAGGAAAGAACGAAAAGTAATTTTCAAGTTACGGTTTGGAGGTAGTTCTTCGGTTCTACCGCCATAACCGCTAACGTTCTAGCTTGTAGCTGTATGCCACCGCAATCGTGAATAAAAGCAGGGAGTTTCTGCATATAGCTACAAGCGTATGTTAGCGGATGTACGGGTAAATTAACAAATAAAATTAATTATAAAAACTAAATTAAAATGAAAAATTTAAAATTCAAAAAAGGAGAATGGTGTTTTTGTGAGTTCAAACTTCAACAAGTTATGGAAACAGAAGAAAACAGAATAACTGGAGTTAGTGATGGAATGTTTAGACTTGGAAGTCAGGATTTAACAGATAGATGTTATCCTATTGAAATGAAAATAAAACAGATTAGCGATACTGTTTCTTATTGCAGTGATGAATTTCATAAACTTAAAAACAATTCTTTAAATCATCCTGACCTTAACAGAGAGTTAATAAAAAGATGGGTTGAAATGTGTGAAAACAAAGATGATAAAGAGAAGTTAGATGAATTATGCACTAAACTTCATTCTTTTAGAGAATCTGTTATAAATAAAGTGAGGGATTTGAATTTTGAGGAAGTAGAAGGTGTTAGTTTATTCAGAAGGTAGTATATCCGCTAACGGCGGATGCTACACGATGGCTGGGACAAGCACAAAACCAGACTTCGGATAATGACAGATTAAAAAGGTGCAAAACAAACTTTAAATTTAACCCGAAACCCAGCTATTGTGTAGCATATGTTACCAGTAGTGCGGTTCTTAAAAACAGATTTTTATGTACGCAATTGACGACAGATTTTTTAGCGAAGTTCAAGATATAGCAGAACATCTTGAATATGAATTTTTAGTAGAGCAAACTGATGATTTTACAGTTGAAGCCTACGAATGTGATTTAGAAAATATTGGATTTCTAAACGGAGAAACTATTGCTGAACGAGTATTTGATGAAGATAGATTTTCTGAAGAAATGGATGAAGACCAAGAAAGGATTGCAAAAATTCTTGATGCAAATATTGACTTTGAAAAGATTAACTCATTGCTTCCGAAACTATGGTATCCAAGTAATAGAAAAGTAATCTTTACAAAAGCCGAATTAATAGCAGAAATCATTGATTATCAATAAACGTAGCATTACTGGTAACGTTCTACGGTTACACGTCCGTTGCGCTCAAAGAACCGAGTACTCTCGGATAAGCTAAAACGTGAAAGTTAAACTAATATAAACAAAATAGCAATGGCGTGTAACCGTTGTTATAAGCAGTACGATTAATTTAAATTAAAAATTATGGAAATACAAGACGTAATGAAATTATTAGCAAAGAATGGAGTTTCTACTTCAATTCATTATAATTCAGAAAAAAATCAAATTTATTGTGATTTAGAAACAATGGCTAAAAGCGAATTGCATTTATACGAAGACGGAATTTTAAGAGGCAGATACCAATATGAAAAACAAATAGATTTAAATCAAGAAACTGAATGCTTATTAAATGAATTATGTATTGAGTTTAATCACGCATTACACGGCAGAAGTTTTTGTCAAGGTGCTTGGGCTGACTTATGCCGTTCAAGAAATATTACTATTGAAATGTATTGGTAGTATTGCTTATAACGGCTGCGTATATAAGAGGTACGCCACCGAGATTATGAACTGAAAAAATATGCTTCTGCGTATCTCTTATATACGTTGTTAGCGGTAGTACGGGTTAATTAACAACTAAAAAATATTAAAAATGAAAAATTTAACAGACGAAGAATTAGAAAAATTATTACTTGATACGGATTCATTTTATGACTGCCCGACAGAAAAGGATAAACAAAGAATTAGAGATTCTTACCGAAAAGTAGAAGCAGAAAAAAATAAACAAATTGAAGAAGCTGGAAGTGTTACTAGATGGTACGAAAGCGGAAGAGGTCGTGTTATAGACTTTGGATAGTATTACCGCTAACGTTTCGCTAGTATAATTTCGGCTGGGACAAAAAAGCCAAATCTTTCGGTTGAGAAACCATAAATCTGACACAAAATCAATTATTAATTAAGCCTGATGCCAAGCTGAAATATACTAGCTGTTAGGGAATCGGTCTTTTATTTATCAAATTATGAAAATAGCAGAAATCACAAAACTAAAAAACAGAGCAATAAAAGAAGCTCAAAGAGAAGTTGATAAAATTTTCTCTAAATACTCAAAACTTATTGTTGCTGAAATAGAAAATCAAATCCCTAAAGGACAGACATTAAGAAGTGGAAATGGTATGTGTATGATTGAAGATGAAAAAGGCAATGAAATGGCTTATGGTAATTCTTGGTCAGTAACCGCAGAAACTTCTCCAAAAATGGATAAAATATCTGATTTGCAGTACGGAACTGATAATGATGATATACAAGGTAATTTTCTAATACCTGATGTTATTTACGGTCGAGCGTAGACTGTTCCCTAACGGTTCAGTGATATGTGCGGATTTTCGGCGTGGTCGAAAACCAACTTTCAGATGTTACCAATAATACCAAGTATAAAAAAATAAATCAATAATCACAAATGCCGAAAATCGCTCATATCACTTGTTATCACTTCGGCTTTTTAAATGTAAACTTATGATTTCAGATAAAACATTTCAATTAGCAAAAAATATAGGTTTTGATTTAAAAACTTGTAATTGCGGAGGATTTCCTGAATGTATATGTTATGAAGTGAAACCAACTCAATCTATTTTACAAAAATGGTTGAGAGAACAAAAATTTACCGATGTATTAATATCACATCAATTTAGCGGTCAAAATAATCATCCAGTAATATATGATGTATGTGTTACCACATCTATTAATAATGTTGATGATGAAAAATATTGCAATTATGTGTATGGAGAATTATTTTCAAAATATGAAGATGCTTTAGAGTATGGATTAATAAATGCTGTCAAAATTCTTTCAACACAAAGTTGCTCCTAAGCTGAGTGATAACGTTCCGCAGCTTGGTGTCAGTTGCTGAATTTGAAAACAAATTTTTCTATTTAAGAAAAACGAACTTAAAAATTATTATTAACGAAAAACAGCAATTGCACCAAACTGCTGTTATAAGCTGTGTTTTCAGCACTAAATATTATGGAAGATTTAATAAAAGCATTACAGATTTTTTTAAAATATGGCAACCCAAGAAATCCAAGCCATTGTGAACACGATTATTTTTATATCTCAATTAATCCTGAATTAGTTTCAGAAGAAGATATAATAGAGTTAGATATTTTAGGTTTTTTTATAGACCAAGAATATGGCGGAGAAGGTTTTGGTTCTTTTAGATACGGCTCGTGTTAACATAGCTTATAACGGTTCGCAGCCTTGTACTGCCGCCTATGCGGTTGCGTAAATTCGGCGGTAGTTCAAGGCTGCTGTTATAGGCAGGACGGCAATTTTTAAACAAATATTCTTATGAAAAAAATACACATTAACAATGATGATAATTACGCAACTCCTCCAGAATTATATGAGGAATTGAACAAAGAATTTAATTTTGATTTCGATCCTTGTCCTTATACTGAAAACGAGATCATAAATGATGGATTGATCGTAGAATGGGGTAATTCAAACTATATAAATCCGCCTTATTCTCAAAAATTAAAGGAATTATTTGTGATAAAAGCAATAAATGAATCTAAAAAAGGGAAAATATGCGTGTTATTGATACCAGTAAGCACTTCTACAAAATTATTCCACGATCATATTAAACCAAACGCAAAAGAAATAAGGTTTTTAAAGGGAAGAATTAAGTTCGGGAAACGAGATAAAAACGGAAATTTCTATTTACCATTAAACGATAAAGGAAAAACGCAGTCCGGCACAAAGGACAGTATGATAGTCGTCTTTGGATCGCTATCGTAGTCTTGCCTATAACTACCTGATAGGTATGATTCCATCATCACAATCGGTAAAAAATCAAAATAAAGTATGATCCAATCAATCCAGCTTCAGAAAAAACACTATTACCAAAACATACATTGGCAAATTTCTTTGTATGTGAATTTCATTCGAAGAAATGAATTTCCTTATCAGTTGAAGTATTGGAAAAGTGAACTTAAAAAAGCACTCAAATTAAGAAACCAATACGCTGTTGCAATCAATAACACTAAGTGTATTGGCCAACAATTAAAACTATTTTAACCATGCCTGTAAAACAATACGAAACAATCTATCAAGCTGCTGCGCGTTCCGGGTTTCCGGTGGCACACATCATTGATTTTTTACACCAAAACAAAATGGTTTGCAAGCAAAACGGCAATGATCAACTTTATAGCGTTACGCAAATGAATTGGCTAATGCGCCAGGCTATAAAAGACAATCACTATAAAGATTTCACTAATGATCAAAAAGCACAAATCATTGAAATCTTCTTCAGTACCAAAGACAATGCCTTGACCAGTATTGTAAAACTAACCGGCATGCCTTATCACCGAGTTTACAAAACTATTGATCGGCACATGAAAGATTTAGCTGATTTTAAAAATAGCGAACCTAATGACCGATTTATAACTTTAAACAGTTCAATTAACGAAAAATAGAAAACATGAAAGTAAAATTTAAAAAATCAAACGAATTTAAAGGTAAAAAAAATTGGTTAATATCTTTTACTCCTTCAATTGGAGTATCATGGGAAAATTATGGTTACAATAAAGTATTTATGCTTTTTTTAAATTTTCTATGTTTTACTTTTTGGATTGAACTTCACATTAAACCAAATGGTAATAAAAAATTTACTGATGGTGGTCTTGTACATCATAAAACAAATTTTGGTCCGATAAATCCGCCTAAGAATCTTAAATAATATGCACCCAACTCCCGAAATGCTTCAATCAATTCCCTTCCAATACGCTTCCAACGTGCGTACCGGAAAAATCATCTGTGGCAAACGCATCAAGCAGGCTGTAGAGCGTTTTTATAGTTGGATAGACAATGCCGAAGCTGATGGCTTTTCGTTAAACCATGCGCACGGAATGTTCGCGGTCAACTTCTTCCCTATGTTTTTAAATCATACCAAAGGAAAATTGCAAGGTCAACCGTTCGAATTGGCACCGTTTCAGCAATTCACTATTTACAACCTATTTGCCTGGAAAAATGTCGATGGCAGCCGCCGCATTCGGACCGTATACGACAAACGCGCAAAGAAAAACGGTAAAACCGCCGAAATGGCCGGTTTGGCATTATACATGATGTCTTTTGATGAAGAAATGGAAGCCGAAGTGTATGTAGGTGCAACCAAAGAAGATCAGGCTAAATTATGTTTTAACCAGGCGGCCCAATTTATTGAAAGTCCGGTGGCTAATAAAGCATTGAAAAAATTTGGCTTTGAAAAGCACCAAAAAGTAATTCACTTCCATCCTACTGTTGGAACTATGAAGCCATTGGGTGGTGATAGTAATACACAAGATGGTATTAATGCGCATTTGGCTATTATTGATGAATACCACGCGCACAAAGATGATGGTGTAAAGGAAAACTTGGAATCATCAACCGTACAACGCCGCCAGCCACTAACCTATCACATCACTACAGCCGGAACCAACATCGCTTCGGTGTGTAAAAACTATGAAGATAGTGTGATTGAAGTGCTTGAAGGTCGAAAAGTAGATCATGCGCTTTGGGTAATGATTCATGATATTGATGAAGATGATGATTGGCAGGATGAAAACTGTTGGCGAAAAGCAAATCCGTTAATGGATTCCGGTTTGGATATTGAAGGAATTCGGGTGGAGTTTACGAAAGCAATAAACCAACCTTCAAAAATTCCTAACTTTAAGACTAAACACTTGAATATGTGGGTGGATGCACCTAGCATTTGGATTCCTACTGAAATTTGGCGAAAAAATGATATTATTAAATTTCCTACGAAAAAATATAATAAATTAAAAGAAATTCCGTTATCTGTTTTCGCAAAGTATGGAAGTTATTTCGCACTCGACCTTTCAACTACTACAGATATTACTGCCTTTGTAGGTCTAAGCGAACCCGATGAAGATGGAATCAGATTTTTAAAACCGTTCTTTTTTTGCCCGGAAGAAACAATTGACCGCCGAAGCCGTGAAGATAGAGTGCCCTACAGATATTGGCGCGATGCCGGGTTTCTTATTGCTACGCCTGGTGAAGTAGTTGATTATAATATTGTCGAAGATCATATTGCGGTGAGTTACGCAAAGTTTAATATCATTAGAACTGAAGTGGACCGTTGGAACGCTACATCAATAGTAACCAACTTAATGGAGCGTGATTTTAATGTTTCCTATTTTTCGCAAAGCATTAGCAACATGAGTTTCCCAACAAAAACCTTTGAAAAAATGGTTTATGAAGGCAAAATTAAACATGATGGCAACCCAATATTAGAATGGATGCTTTCCGGCTGTCAAGTCATTCAGGATGCTAATGAGAATATAAAAATACACAAAGGCAACAGCAACAAAGCCGGAAAACGTGTTGATGGAATAATAGCAGCTATCATGGCATTGGGCGGTTCGCTATCACCAAAAGAAGAAACAAACGAAAGTTATTACAATAAACCCGATGCAGAATTCACTTGTTAACCCTCTAATCCCAATAAAAGTATGATGACACCAGCCGAAGAAAACGCCTTGCGGCTTGAAGTTGAAAAGCTTCGAGCAGAAAATGAACTAATCGCCAAAATAATAACCGTTTCCGGTTTTTTTGAAATCTATTTCGAAGAATGTAAAAAAGTAAATTCCCGACAGGATGCTTTTGATGCTGTCAATAATATGCATTTTGAATTGTTAGGTAAATTCAAATATTCAACTTATGAATATTTTAAACAGGTGCAAAATCGTTACTATAAAAATCAAAAAAAATGAAAATACCAACTATCATCATCATCACCTTCCTGGTGGCATTCCTAACATCGTTTTTACTCGATGTGGCTATTATTTACAACAATCCGGTGCGCTATTGGCTTATAGTGGCCTTTATTATAGTCGAAATCATTTCGGGATTTATCTTGGTGCTATCGGCAGCTAAATCATTTAAAGAATAAATTACTAATTTTAGAAAAAAAAACAAACATGAAATCAAATAATATAATAATAGAAGCCAATAATAAAGAAGCTGTAATTGAATTCGGAAAAAAAATAAATAGGTTGGGTGAGTGTTTTAAGTTATTAGGTAAAACTGTTGATGAATTTTCTGAAAAATTTAATAAACAAGTTAAAGCTAATCAAAAGCAATTAACAAAAGTTCGCAAATGATAACCAAAACCAATTTTAAATAAAACTACTTTCACAATCTAAATCTTTTCATGTTTAAATTTGTTATTGGTTATGAACGGAAAAAGCCGCTGCATTTGTAGCGGCTTTTTTGTGGTTATAAAGTGTGCAAATGATAACCAATAACACTTTGAGCGCACAATACTTTTACAGGGTAAAATTAATTTACCCATGTTCGATAAAGCTTACAGCGATTTCTTTGGTTCTACAAAAAGAGCAGTATCATCTGATAGGGTTTCCCTTTTTGATGGTTTCCTTGGGCTTGGTGCCGCTACAACCGGTGCCCGAACTTCGGCTTCTAAATACAAAACTTCTTTGAAGCTTTCGGCGGTGTATAATGCCGTGGAGCAAATAAGCAATGATATTGCTAAAATCCCTTTTGCAGTATTTAAAAACGAAGATGGAAATCGCATTGCCGATACATCGCATTACGCACACTTGCTACTATCATCTCAACCGAATCCTTATATGACACCGTTCATTTGGAAAAAAACCATGATGACAAGCCTGCTTTTGCGCGGCAATGCGATTTCCGTTATTAAAACCGGTGCCAATGGTAATGCTATTGAATTAAACTACCATGATTGGGATGATGTATTGGATATTTACAAATCGGAAGCCGGATTGACTTATAAAATCAAAGGGCATGAAAAACTTTTACTTTCATCTGAAGTTATTCATTGGAAAAACTTTTCGCATAATGGTATTGTTGGGGTTTCTGTAATTACTTACGCGGCCCAACAAATGAACCTGGCTATTGAAGTGCAAGAATTCAGTGCAACCAATTTTGAAAATAAAGGTGTTCGCCAGGGTGTAGTTGAAGGCGATAAAGTTTATAATCCTGCTGCAAAAGCTGTTATTACAGCTTCGGTTAAATCTGCTTTCAGTGAAAAAGATGCAACTCGTGTAGCGGTTTTAGATGAAGGTCTTAAATGGAAGCCAATAACCATCACACCACAAGAAGCGCAAATTGTTGAAATGAGCCGCTTCACTATCGAAGATATTGCGCGCTGGTTTAACATTGCGCCACACAAAATCAAGTCTTTACAACAATCTACCAATAACAATATCGAGCAACAATCGCTTGATCATGTTTCTGATACTATTCAGCCTTATGTGACTAATGTTGAACAGGAATTGGCAGCGAAGCTTTTGACTTCAAACGATAATCAAACCCGATTTATTAAAGGCTTAATGAATGTGCTTTTGCGTGCTGATATAGCATCGCGCGGTGAATGGTATAGCAAAATGGTTAATGCCGGAATTTATAGCCGAAATGAAGTGCGAAAGCTGGAAGATATGAATTATGGACCGGAAATGCTTGATGAATATTTAACACCGGTTAACACCTACACCGAACAACATTTACAAAAAGTTTTAAAAGAAAATAGCAATGGAAACTAAAGATTATATAAAATCGATTGATGGTGCCGAAAGAAGATATTTTGCATCTGAAGTGCGTGCCACAAAAAATGATGATAACACCAATTCGGTGATTGAAGGTTATGCTGCCAAATTTAACAGTGAAACTGTTATTGGTAGTTGGTGGCAATATCGTGAAGTGATTCTTCCGGGTGCATTTGATGATGTGTTGAAAGATGATATTCGCGCACTATTCAACCATGATCCTAATCAAATTTTGGCACGTTCAAAAGATGGTAAAGGAACGCTTGAAGTTTGGGTTGATGCTACTGGTTTGAAATATCGCTACACAACACCTGATAGAAGCTATGCAAAAGATTTGCAGGATGCTATTGATGCCGGTGATGTTACACAATCATCATTTGCCTTTAAAATATCTGAACAACGCTGGGTTGAAAAAGAAGGTGATATGGAATTACGTGAAATCGTAAAATTCGAAAAACTTTTTGATGTTTCACCAGTGACTTATCCGGCTTATGCTGATACTGAAGTGGCAAAAAGAAGTTTAGATGCTGCGCACGGTGAAGGAAATCCAAAAGAAGAAAATAACGCTGCTCCTGAAGCGCGTAACCAAAAAGAGCTCAGTGCTTTTGAAGCTCAATTATTTATTAATCAAAATTTGTAAAAGGAAATGAAAAAGTCCGATCAATTGAAACAGTTGCGAGCTCAAAAAATTGAAGCTCAAAAAGCCATCCACACGAAAGCTGATGGCGAAAAAAGAAGTTTAAACGAAGCTGAAACTACAGAGTTCAGAGCGTTACAAACAGAAATCGAAGGCCTTGGTGGTCAAATTGCTGATGCTTTATCTTATGAAGAAAATCTTCGTTCGTTAGAAGGTGCTGAACCGGTTGCGGGTGCTAATGCCGGAAGTGAAGAAAGAGGTGGTAAAAACCCTAAAAAGGAAAAAAGAACTTACTCTTTAGCTGCTCACGTTCGTGGAATGTTAAATGGTAAGTTGTCAGGGCCAGAGTTAGAAGCTCAGGAATTAGGTAAAAAAGAGCGTGAAGCTAGAGGTTTGGAAGTGAATGAAAATGCGCTTTACATTCCTGAATCTATGATGACACGTGCTGCTCAGCAAACGGTTACACAGGATGATGGTGAGTATGGTGGCCAATTGGTTGTAGATGGCGCTCCTAGAGTAATTGATGGTTTTATGCCGAAATTATTTTTGGAAGAATTAGGTGCGAACGTTTGGACCGGTTTAACTGGTGGTGATATTCCTTTACCTGTTTCTTCAAACTATACTTTTGAGTGGTTGGAAGAAGGTGAAAGCATCACTGGTCAAAAACAAAAATTTGTTGGTCCAAAATTATCTCCTAAACGTGCAGGTGCTTTAGTGTCTATTACTAAAAAACTTTTAATGCAGTCTAGTGTTGATGTTGAATCTACAATTGTTAAGCGTTTACGTGATGGTATTAGACGTGCTTTAGAGGGTGCTGCTATTGATGGTTTAGCTGTGAATAATCAACCGGTTGGTATTTTAAATACTTCAGGTGTTTTGGCTTCAGCTAATCAAACTTCTGCCGGCGCGCCAACTTATGCAAATATTGTTGAATTACAAGGTTTAATTGAAGATGCTGATGCAACCGAAAATTCATTAGGATATTTAATGAGTCCAAGATTAAAAGCAAAACTTAAAACGGTTTCTAAAGGAACTGATATGGGTGGTGCTATTATGATGGATAATAAAACCGATGGTATTACAACCGTTTCAACTTCTTTAGTTAAAAAGATTGCAGGATCGCCTGATACTTACCCAATTATATATGGTGACTTTAGCCAATTGTATGTAGGTGTTTGGGGTGGTATTGAAGTGATTGTTGATGCTACTTCTACTGAAGCTGCGAAAGCCGCATCTGTTAACTTGATCATCAATATGGAAGCGGATGTTCAAATAGCAAATCCGAAAGCGTTTGCTAAAAACAACTACATGACAGTTTAATAACTAATCAATCAAAAGTGGCTTATGTGAGTTAGCCACTTTTGATTTAATTCTATAAAAAGATGGCAAAGAAAGTAAAATTAAGAGCGTTACTTCCGTTACTAAGATATGGTTTACCACAAAGTGAAGGACAGACAGTAGAGCTTGAAAAAAATCAAGCTGATGAATTGATTGAAGCTGGTTATGCAGAATTGTTTAAAGCTGAATCTAAAGAAGATGCTGCCGCTGATGAATCGGCTGACACCGCAGAAAACGCCTAAAAACACAAA